GGAGGCGCCTCTGAGCAGCAGCGTGCTTACTCATTTGAGAACGCTGAAGTTCCTGATGAAGGAACAACGACGCTTGTTAGATTACCCTCTTAATTCCTGCTCACCAACCTTCCGGTTTGCGTGATGGAGTACTCGAGAACGTAAACGGTGCCAGATGCGGTAGTTATCCGCAACGTTCACCATCAATTGGTTCTCATTCCTCTTGATCATCGACCGTACGGGAGGTGACGACACAAGTTCACACTTACCAAGCGAGCGCATGACTTGCGTCAAAATCGCTGACACTTGGTGAAGCATAAACTTGATATTAAGTCGCTGCAGATGTTTAAGAGACTTCTCAGCCTTAGTTAAAGAGTCCAACGCTTCATTGAGTTGACGGTTTGACCGTGTTATCGCGGCCCTCGCTGCGGGGTCCCCGACACTTTCCGTGAAGAATAAATCTTCTTGGTAGTTATCGAGGACTCGCTCACAAGGAGCCACTACCTCTTCCAACATTCCTGTTGCAAAAGGCGTGAATTGGGTTAGGATGTCACCAAGGGAACTAATCTTGGAAAACATCGGTCCCCAACTCCACAGCCACTCCGCCCACTCTTTGTAGGCGAACTTCCCTCCTCCTAAGGGATGAGTCAGGAACACCGCCAGTACTCTAAGCCGCATTGAGATTTTACCCCAGTGCGAACCTAGAGCTGACGGGCCCTTGAAACCGGCCCCCAGAGCCCGCACAAAATTGTACATAGTCCCGGTGGGATACCAGGCCGACAAGGCGTGGGCGACGCCCATTGTCTTCCGGGCAGCAGCCCAGAAAGCAATAGGGAGCCCGCTTAGATCTTCTCCATTCCTGAAGAACTTCTTCGCGAACTCAAGGGTCTTACCCTTCGAGACCAACGACTTGGCGATCCCAATCTCCACACCGAGATGTTTGCACACTTCTGTGTAGGATGAGGCAACTCGGCAATCGGCAATGACTATGTCATCACCGAGAACCGCGTACCGGTCAAACCAACCTCTTATCCCCACCTTATATGCTGCGTACTGAACCATCGCATGATGTGTTAAGGCCAGCATCGCCCATGACGAGTACGCGCCCATTGGCTGTCCCTGCGCATAGCGTAAGGGAACGTGACCCGGCTTACCGGATGGGAGTACATCCCACACCCAGTAAGTACGGTTCACCAATAGGCGTTTCCAAGCCACGGAAAACTTTGGCCCGAACACACCTGACAGCAGAAGCATTTGAGCTTTGATACTCAACCGATCGGTCGCCGCCGACAGGTCGTAAGAGTACACAACAGTATCATCCTTTATTAGACGGAGTAACTTTTTAACCGGCTTTAGCTGGTCAAAAGTTCCATCCGTAGGGATTTCCCGAAGTATATCAAACAACCAATCGTGAAGCGGAAACAGAGCGGCTTGGGTCCAGTAGTCAACTAATGCGACCACTCGAACCTTGCCTGCAGGCTCGGGAAGACACGCTAAACGGCCATTAAGGTTTGAACCTCTAGGGCAGAAGTCCTTAGGAGCGATCTTACGATCGGCACCCAACCATCTTGACCGAATCTCGGCTGTCTCCTCCATCTGCGTCCACAGTGACTTGGTTGTCCCTACACCTCCCGTTAGGAACGAGAGATATACGAACAGATCCCAGCCCCATGAACCTTCAGTCCAGCGGCTCGCTGAACTAAAGCGGCTAGCGAACGAGCTATCGTACTCAGTACGAATTAGTTCACCATCCGGGCCCCGTATTTCCAGCTTAATTGAATCTGCTGACGCGCTGTGAATCGTGAGCGGTTCCGGTCTCTTCAGGGCCTCAGCAGGGCTGAGACCCCGGAGAGGCGTTTCCGTAAAGGATTCAAGCGCCGGTAGGAACCCAGTCTTAATGTACGAAGACCATTCCTTTCTAAAGTTATCTGTGAGCTTAGCTCCCGGAGTAACGATAGTCTGGAATTTAGGTTTTCCGACAAATTGAAGAATACGGTATATACCAAAGAAC